GGGCCAGCATCCCCGAACTCAGCCGGCGAACCCTCATACCCGCCTACACGCTCCGGTGTATGATGGAACATGAAACGTGTGCCAACTGCGGGGAGCCCGATGTCGAACTACATTCCATGCCCCAGTTGCATGATGTCCTGGGCAGGTGCCGTGAGTGAACCGGATTGCCCGGTGTGCGAGGGTGAGGCGCGCCTGCAACTGTCGGATTCAGCGGTCAAGGCGTATGGTGCGCGTACCGTGTCCGCGGCGGTCTGGTTGGGGTTGGCGCGGGCTGCGCGTAAAGCCCTGGTGGATTACCCGGATGATGTGGAGGGCCACCACCGTAAGGCCGTGTTGGGGGCGTGTGTGGGGCGTGCCGTGGCTGCGAACCTGGTTGGGGAGGCCAAAGCGTGGGGTGGTGAGGGTCGTGCGTGGTCGTTCAAGAATGATTCGTGGGTGCGGCGGGAACCGGACCCTGTGCGCCTCTCTAAGCTGCTGTGTGACGCTCCCCTGCACTCCTCGGACGTAGTGACCCTGATGGCCCCGCACGAGCCTCCTGGGGCCTCCTGCCGGCCTGTGGCGCGTGGTGGGCGGGCGGTACTGTCGGAGCATGGTCACCCGTCCTCGTTGGCGTTGGTCGCTGACCCATACGACATGGACCTGGACAACCGGAAACGAGTCGCGGACTGGGCCAGGAAGTGGCGTGAAGCAGACGTGCTCGACCGTGCTGTCACCGAAATGACCCGCAACGCCACCACACGGGCGCGGGGTGGGCGGCAAGACGAACTATTCGACATCGTAGGAGACGCAGCATGAACAGGGAATACACCGAACGCGTAAAGTGCTCGGAGCTCAACGCAACCCATGTGGGGCGTTGGGCTAAGGCGCACACGTGGACATATGAAGGTGCGGAAAGCGTAACCACTGGCGTGGTCACAGGGTTCGACGTCCAGGCCGTAACCTACTATGAGGGGCCCGTGGCCGCTGGTGCCATGATCACTGGCGCGAAAGTTACAATCGGGAACCAAACGTTCGACTTGCGGAACGTGCTGTTCGAAGCTAAGAAGTGAGCGCCATGGGGTTGTTGACGGTCATCGGTGCCGCCGTCCTGGCCGTGGTCCTGCTCGTGGTCTTGGGTGTTGGGCTCATGCTGTTGGGTGGTGGCACGCTGACGGTCACCTGGACCCAGCAGTACGGCGGCCGGCCTGTGACCGTGCGGAAACGGTTCGGGCGGGTGACCGGGTGGCGGTGGGTGGAAGACCAGTACCCCACCCGGTGACACCACCCCTGCACCCCGTCCGCCTACTGGTACCGGGTTACGGTACAACTATTTGAGGAGGAAACATGCCCCGCCCGAGCAACCAAGGTGTGCACCGTCAAGGCCGCCACGATGAAAACGCCGTGCACGCATACGACCTGTGGTTGGGTGGGATGACGTATGCGGAAATCGGGCGGGAAACGAACTGTGACCGCAAGGTCGCCCGTGACCGGGTGCTCCGTGCTGTCGCCCTACTCCGTGGTGAGGTCGAGGACAAACGGGACCGGGTCGCCAACGAACACTTGAAGGACATGGCCGCGTTGGAGCAGATCGCGACCTCCGGTGAGGTCGAAACCAAAGACCGGATCGCCGCGTACAACTCCCGCCGAGGCCACGCCGAACGCATCGCCAAACTGTATGGACTCGATGCACCGGTGAAGACCGACGTGACCTCGGACGGGGAGAAGGTCACGATCCAGATCACCCCCGACTGGACCACCGGGAGTGGCAATGAGTAAGCGCAAGTACGCGCCGTGGGCGCCCGCACCGTGGGATCACGCCGGCCAATGCGCGGGACTTGCGGATTCCTACCGCGACTTCATATGCAGTGCTGATCGGATCCGGGTGGTGGAAGGTGCCATCACCAAGGGGATCGTCGCCCGCGAGGTAGACCCCCTGGAGGGTGTGACCGTTGACCATAGCTGGTTTGTGGCCAACCCGACACACGATAGGCGCAACGGGTGACCACCTGGAAGTACCCCATCGAGCTGTACGATAAACAGCGGCAGGCCGTGGCGTCGAAGGCCGACGAGGTGCTGTTCGGGGGTTCTCTCGCCGGCGGGAAAACCGAGGCAATCCTCAAACACATGGTGGACATCTGCCTGCTCGTACCCACGGCGAAGACTCTGGTGATCCGTAAATCGTTTACCCAGATGGTTGAGATCGAACAGCGACTCTCCACCCGCATCCCCCCACAGGTCGGGAAGCTCAACAAAAGCGACCATGCGATGTTCTTCTACAACGGGGCACAGTTGCGGCTCGGGTATCTCGCGTCCGAAGAAGACGCCGAGAACTACCAGGGGCACGAATACGTCAAAACGGGCTTCGACGAACTCACCCACTACGACGAGTCCTGGGTTGACCGCGTAAACGAGCGGCTGCGCGCACCCCACGACATTGAGCGACGTATGGATGAGCTCGGTCTCACCATTGGTATGCTCGCAGCGTCAAACCCCGGTTCGCGAGGCCATGCATGGGTGAAGGAACGGTTCATTGACCCCGCCCCGGCCGGCCAGATGTTCGAGTCTCCGTCGCTCGACGATCAGGGCGAACCGGAGTTGGACTCGGATGGGCAACCGATCATGATCCGACGCCAGTTCATCCCCTCCAACCTGTGGGACAACCCGTTCATCAACCACGACAAGTATCTACGCCGCATGTCGAGTATGGACCCGGAACGCAAGCGGGCGATGATCTACGGTGACTGGTCGATCCCGTCTGGCACGAGGTTCCCGCAGTTCCGGGAACGTGTGCATGTCATCAAACCGGAGGGCTTCCCGATCCCCCCGGTGGGTGTGGTGCGTGTGGTCGGTGTGGACTACGGCATCAACGACCCGTTCGCGGCCGTGTGGGCGGCGAAAGTGGGGGACACGATCGTCGTGTACCGGGATCATGTGCAGGACGGTCTGGCGGCCTCCCAGCAGGCGGCGAAGGTGCTGGAGCTGGAGTCCGAGGAGGAGCGGCTGCACTCGGATGTGACCGTGGCGTTGGACCCGAACGGGTGGGCGCGTAACCCCCACTTCGGGGGCAAGAAACTCTCCCCAGGCGGGGATGAGGCCCCGCTCGGGTCGATCGCGTACGCGTTCCGTGAGGCACTCGGGGACCGGGTCGTGAAGGGCTGGAACCCCCGTGTGCAGGGCTGGGCGATCTTCGACGAACTCATGGTCGAGCGCGACACGGGGATGGTGGATGAGGACGGGGCGCCGGTGAAGTTGCCGCGCATCTTGATCTATGACACGTGCCGGGAGTTGATTCGGTTCATGTCCTCCGCGCCGCGTGCGAAGCGTGACCCCCAAGACGTGGACACGACGTGGCGTTTCGACCACGTTGGGGACGCCGCAAGGTATTGCGTGGCGGAGCTGCTGGGCTTGTCGTACCGCCGGCCCCTCAGTGGTCATGAGCGTCTGCGCCTGGAGGGTACGAATCGTTCGGTGACGGCTGGCATGCAATCGGTGTCGTTCTAGTCACATGCGGCATGGGCGTGTATAGTGGATAGTGGCCGGTGAGGGTTCCAATCATCTACATGGTGGGCCGGAGTGTTTGCCCTCACCGGCCACACGACTATCTGGAGGACAGTGATGCGTCTCACCGATGACCTAATCGACTACGACGAGGTGTCCACCCGCGAGGAAGCTGACCACCTGCAGGACGGCACCGTGATCCTCATCGCAAAGACCGGCGAGGTTGCTGTTAAGCATGGCAACCAGATGTGGGACTTCTCTGGGGTTGCTGGGCCCCAGGTGCTCACGGACGAGGAAATCCCGTTCGCTGTCCTGTACGAGCCGAGGTTCTGATGCCCCGTCATCCGGAGTTGCAGGGTGTGACTAACCGTCTGGTTGGTGACACTGGTGCCCGTCCCTCTATGCGGGCTGGTGACACGTCAGAGTGGGAGCATGACGACTACGAGTGAGCGTAAGGCCCTGGAACGTGAGGCCGGGTACCAGTCTGGTGTGGGTCGGGTGTGGGGGTTCGGGCGTGAGGGCGACCGGTTTGTGGCCGAGTCGCTGGAACCGAACCCTGATCTGCGGGGCTTGGAGGCTGTGCGGGTGTGGGATGAGATGTCCCGCACCGACGACCAGGTAGGCAGTGCGTTGCGTGCCCTGCGGACCCCGGTAACCTCGGCCGGGTGGGCGTTGACCAACACGGACGACGTGGACGACAACGTTGTCGAGTTCGTGCGCCGTAACATTGGACTCCCCAAGCCCGGGGAAGCCCGCGGCCGCCGGGAACACCAAGGCATCGTGTTCTCCGAGCACTTGGCGCAGGCGTTCAAAGCCGCGATCTACGGGCACGCCGTGTTCGAGCAGGTGTACGCGTACAACCCGGACGACGGGCGGCTGCACCTGCGGAAGCTCGCACCCCGTGACCAGACCACCATCGAGGAGATCGAGGTCGGGGAGGACGGTGGGCTGAAGGCTGTGCGCCAGACCGCCCCCGCCCTGGACGCGATGCGTGGTGGTATTCCCCAGGCCCGACGTATCCCCGTGGAATCCCTCGTGTTCTACTGTGTGGGACGTGACGGCGCCGACTGGTACGGGACAAGCGTGTTGCGGCAGGCGTACCGGCCGTGGTTCTTCAAGGACCGGCTGGAGCGTATCGGTGTGCAGATCGTGGAACGCAACGGCATGGGTGTCCCCGTGGCGACTGTCTCGAACAGCGCGGATCACGCCATGGTGGACGAGGCCCTGGCGAACTTCCGTGCCGGCGCGACCGCGTACGCGAAGTTCCCCGAAGGCGTGGACTTCAAACTGGTCGGCGTGTCCGGGTCGACGGTGGACCCGCTCCCCCAGATCAAGCACTACTCCCAGCAGATCTCGAAGGCGTTGGCGCAGGGGTTCCAAGACTTGGGGCACGATGCTGGGGCAAGGTCCCTCGGGGAGACGTTCCTCAAGGTGGCGTTGCGTGCGTCCCAGGAGATCGCTGACCTCATCGCGGACACGTTCACCGAGCACGTCATCCGTGACCTCGTCGAACTGAACTTCGGGGAAGGCACCCCCTACCCGGTGTTGTCCCCCGGGGACATTGTCGCCAACGGGGACACCGACTCCGCAGTCCTCGTGGACTTGGCGGGCGCCGGACTTATTACCCCCGATGCCGAACTGGAGAAGCACCTGCGCGCCCAACACGGGCTCCCCGAACTCACCGAGGAGGACACCCCGCTGGAGGGCGACAAGGCCGACGACCTCGCGAAGAAAGCCACCGCCGCCGGTGTGCTCATCCGCGCCGGCTTCGACCCCGAAGCCGCGATGATCACGGCGGGCCTGGACCCCATCAAACACTCGGGTCTGCTGCCGGTGACCCTGCAACGCCCCGAAGACACGAGGTCCGTGGATAAGACCCTGCCGAACACGGTGGGGCTCTCGGAGAGGCCGGACCTGGACCGGTTGGAGGCGCTCACCGAACGTCTCGCCAGTATGAGGGACGCACGGGGACACGAACAGTAACTTGTGGCCTAGACGACTCCTGGTGCTGTGGGCCGTGTATTGTGAGTAGTGATTGACCTTTCATTTGCACCCCCCAAACATTAGGAGTCCCCGTGTCCTGTCCGTATATCGCGGGTCTTGAAAACAATGGTGTTGACCTGGCTGATGCTGAGGCCCTATCCTCCCGCAAAGCCGCACCCCTAGCCGGCGTGGGTAAGTCCACCGTCAGCAACCACCGTGCCGGCACCTGCACGTGCGGGCAAGACACCAGCACCCCTGAGCCTACGGGACGCCGGGACAGTGTTGAGCTCGGGCCTGACGGTGGGTCCCTCCTGTACCACACCACCGATCAGGCGCCGATCCGCGACTGGTCGGATGTCCTCCAGCACCTTGGGGTGGACCCCGAGAAGTGGTCCGTCGTTTCAAAAACGGTCAAGGTGAGCCGCTGGGAACAATCCGCCCGTGCTAAAGACGGGTCCCGCGACCGTGTATGGTTATCCGCCTATCGCGCCCAAATCGCCCCGAAGCGGGAGAAGATTGACCTCCCAGCGCTTTATGCTGAGGCTCGGGCAACGGCACCCGCACCGCGCCCTGCCCCTGTTGCTACGGGGCGCACAGCCGTTGTCGCGTGGGCTGACGTACAGACCGGGAAGGTCGACCACATGGGCGGCACCAAAGAGCTGTTGGCTCGCCTGGACGAGAAGCGGGCCGCGCTCAACACCTACCTGAACAACAACCCCACCGAGCGGGTCATCGTGGCTGACGTAGGGGACGTACTGGAGGGCTTCGCTAACGTCGAATCGCAGGTGCGGACGAATGACCTGTCCATGATGGACCAGGTTGATGTGGCAGCTACCGAGATGTGGAAGACCATCAAGCTCGCCTCCCGTCACGCTCCCGTTGACGTGCTGTCGATCCCCTCGAACCACTGCCAGTGGCGCAGTGGTAAGTCGTTGGTTGGTCGCCCCAACGACGATTGGGGCATCCATATCAATAAGCGCCTTGAGCACCTCGCCGGTGAGGTCGGGTTGGACGCGACGTTCTACCGGCCTCTGACGGACTGGGAGGAAGCGTTGGTGCATGAGGTCCACGGGATCCGGTTGGGGCTTGTACACGGGCACCAGGCGGGCTCTCCGGATAAGGTGCCGGCGTGGTGGGCGAAGATGTCCCATGCTCATGCTTTTGATGCCGATATTTTTCTCACCGGACATTTCCACCATCTTAGGGTCCAGCCGTCTGGCAGGTCACCGCGTACCGGACGGTCAAGAATGTGGGTCCAGGCCCCAACGATTGACAATGGCTCATCCTGGGTAGCGAACAAGATGGGTGAAGACGGCGACCCGGGGTTGCTGGTGTTCACTATCACCGAGGACGGGATGGACCTGTCCACACTCGCCGTGCTATAGAGCACTTCGGTGGTAGACTTAGAGCACCAAATGAGAACGGCCCCGGCAGTGCGACAACACTGTTGGTCCGGGGCCTGACCGTCATGGAGGACGGCTGTGGATAAGTCTACATGCAATGGGCCCGAATGCACGCGCCCAGCTAAAACAACTGGGGGGCTTTGCAAGTCTCACTATGAGCAGCGTAGACAACACGGTGAGATGTGGGAAATAGGCACCCGCCGAAAGTCGTTTGAGCAGCGGTTCTGGGAAAAAGTCGACAAGAATGGCCCAGCCCACCCATATCGCCCAGAGCTAGGCAAATGCTGGGTGTGGACGGCGTTCAAAAATCCCAAGGGATACGGAACTATTGGTTATAAGGGCAAGGTTGAGGCCGCGCACCGCATGTCCTGGCGAATGGTTAACGGCGACATCCCAGACGGTTCTGTGGTGGACCATACGTGCCACAACCCTGCCTGTGTCCGACCGAACCACCTGAGGGTCGCCACAGCAAAGCAGAACGCCGAGAATAGACAGGGAGCCCAGAGCAACAATCAGTCCACAGGTGTTCGTGGAGTCTACTTGTCGCCACACGGGCGATTTGTCGCGGCGGTCCGCCACAACCAGGAAACCGTGTATTTAGGGACTTTCGCCACCGTAGAGGAAGCTGGGAACGCTGTGACTTCTAAGCGCAACGAGCTTTTCACCCATAATGATGTGGATCGCCTCACGGGGGAGCACCTGCCGATGAAGTGGGCGAAGTACGAAGTGTTGTGATGCACCCCTACCCGCATACATGCGGACCATGTAAAGGAGAACGCATGAGCACCCATGAGCTGTTAGGCCATGAGATTGAGATGGATTTGGAGGATGATGAGATCGTCACGGGTCTCGTGGTTCTCGTCTGCACTGACACCATGGACGGGAACTCCGAGGGGCTGAGGTTCCGGTACTCTATTCCTACGGGGCGCATCAAGGCGGACGGGATGATCTTCAACGCCTACCATGCCGCCGCAAGTGACATGACAGACAGCGAGGAATGAGACGTGGACCACATGACGGTTGACCTTGAAGCGGAGTTGACGGCCCGGGTTACGGAGTTGTTGACGGATGAGCTTGTGATCCTCGCGGAAGCTGAGGACGGGTCGAGTGTGCCGTGGGCTACCCGTCCGTTGTCGGAGCAGGAGCAGGAGTCGGGTGTCCGTTTTGGGGAGATCCATGGGTTGCAGGAGACTCTGCTGGAGGTTGTGGAGCCGGTGCTCGCGGGGTTGTCTGCGGTGACTGTGGCCGCTGTGGTCGACGCCGCGGGGCGGTCCGCGAAGGACATGCTGGAGACCCTGGCAGCGTGGCGTGTGGAGTTGCCGGCGTCGATCGCGGATGAGGTGGCCCGTGCCCTACCTGTGGTGGAGGACGCGCTGGCATCGTCGTTCCGTGAGTCCTCCAAGCTGGTCGTCAAGGAGGCGGCGCGGCAGGGCGTGAAACTCGCCCCCGTAACCGAGCAGCCGGTGTGGGTGCGTGACCTCGCGGAAACCGTCACCGGGAAACCTGTTGCCCGGGTCCTGGACGTTGCACGAGACCTACACGCCGCACCCGCCACCGTGGTCACCCCACCCGCCCCCGAGACTGTGCAGGAAGCCCTGGAGGGCATCTCCCCCAAAGGACCCATAGACGTGGCCCGGCAGGCCAACCACGCGGTTGTAAACGCGGGCCGGATCGAGACCGTGGAACAGGCGGAGCGGAAGCCCGCCTACCTATGGAGCACAGAAGTACTCGACGGTAACCAATGCGGCCCGTGCGCCCGGATTGATGGAACCGAGTGGGAGACCCTGGAGGAAGCC